ATTACTAAAACTGCAAACGCACAGCCAGCGTCTAAAGCTGCAGCCGCTGGTAGTTATTATCAGTCATCTAATAACGGTGGCGCTGGCATGATCGGTCAGTACTACTCATACATTGAAGGCGATGCACGCAATAAAGCAATGAGCGTGCCAACAGTATCTCGAGCGCGCGATCTTATGGCATCTGTTCTTGGTTGCATGGGTCTAAAGATGTATAACGAAATTTGGAATGGTGACGAAATGGAAAAGATGCCAATTGCACCGCGTACTTGGTTACGAAAAATTGACCCGACATTGCCAAACAATTTTATTATGGCATGGACATTTGACGATTTATTTTTTTTCGGTCGCGCATTTTGGTACATAACCAGTCGTACTGCTGACGGTTTCCCAGCATCGTTTACTCGACTACCTGCAGCGATGGTGCAAACTTTAGATCAGTCTGGCCCAGTGTGGTTTGCGCCATCAAAACAAATAATGTTTCAAGGTGGCGAACTAGACCCAAATGATGTTGTGCAATTTTTGTCACCGATACAGGGCATCGTCTACCAGTCAACGCAAGCGGTAGCAACAGCACTAAAACTTGAAGCAGCGCGGTATCGAAATAGCAGTAGCGCAATCCCAGCAGGTATTTTGCGTCAGACTGGTGGCGAGCCATTAAGCGGTCAAGAATTAGCAGACCTAGCGGCAGCGTTTAACAACGCGCGCGAAACTAACCAAACTGCAGCGCTCAACGAATTCGTGACCTACACCGAAACACTGACAAGCCCTGACAAAATGTTGCTGATTGACTCGGCAGAGTTTCAGGCAATGGAAATGGCGCGCTTGTGCAACATACCGCCATACCTTGCAGGCATCAGTGTTGGCTCGTACTCGTATCAGTCAAGCGCTGAGTCTCGTATGGATTTGTGGACATTTGGTGTGCGCGCATACGCCGATTGCATTGCTGGCACACTTAGCCAAAATAATGTTTTACCTAACGGCACTTATGTTGAATTTGATGTTGAGGATTATTTGACTGGCGAGTACTCGCTAACTAATCACGACATGCCACAAATGCCAGAGACAGTTGATGTAGTATCGCCAACATGATCAAATTAGTCCCTTCGCTGATCACGGTTGACGCTGGTGCGGTAGGGGAATTACCGCGCCGCTCAATCAGTGGTATTGCAGTAACTTACAACGAAACAGCAACAGTTGCAGACGGCACACAAGTACGCATCATGCAAGGCGCGTTACCTGTTGACGGTCGCGCACCAAAACTTTACGGCCAACACGACTCAAGCCAGATCATTGGCAAATTAACTGAGCGTGTAGACACGCCACAGGGCATGCTGTTTACAGCAAAGATCAGCGCTACTCGACTAGGTGACGAATATTTGACACTTGCAAATGACGGTGTAATTGACTCAGTATCTGTTGGCATTAACCCGACAAAGTTTAGTTATGACGCTGACGGCGTGATGATTGTTGAAGCAGCCGATTGGACAGAATTGAGCATGGTTAGTCAAGGCGCGTTTAGCGGTGCAGTCATCACAGATGTTGCAGCGAGTATCCCACAAGAAGTCAAAAAAATAGAGTTAAATGAAGTCATACCTACACAAAAGGAATCAATTATGGAATCAGTAGAACCAACAGTCGAAGTAGCAGCATCAGTAGTTGACAAACTCTGGGCACAACCAAAACAAGAATTTAAAATGCCATCACCGGGCGAATATCTTGCAGCAATGCACATTGGCGGCGACACATTTGCAAAAGTGAATTTGGCTTACAAAGCAGCATTAGGCAAACAACAAACAGCGTTGCAAGCAGCCGCAGGCGACATACTTACAACTGACACTCCGGGACTTTTGCCAGTTCCAGTGCTTGGGCCACTATTTCAAGACCTTAATTTTGTGCGACCAGTTGTTTCTGCATTGGGCGCACGCGCAATGCCAAACACACCAAGCAAAACATTTGTGCGACCAACAATCACAACGCACACAAGCGCTGCAACACAAACCGAAGGCAGTGCTGCATCAGCAACAACAATGGTGATTGCATCTAACACGGTTACTAAAACCACTGTTGCTGGTCAAGTCACAATGAGTTATCAAGACATGGACTTCACAGATCCGAGCGCAATGAATTTGGTATTAAATGACTTGGCTGGCGAGTACTTGATTGCAACTGACAATATTGCAGCCGACAACATGGTTGCAGGCGGTGCAACTTCGGGTGTTACATGGACAGTCAACCAAACCGATCCATCGTCATTGATGACAGCGCTTTACGGTGCAGCAGTCAACATTGCAAGTATTTCAAACTTCTTTCCGACACATTTATTTGTGTCGCCTAATGTTTGGGAATTGCTAGGCCGTCAATTAGACACATCAAAGCGCCCATTGTTTCCAGCAATCAACGGGAACAATGTCATTAGTCAAAACTCAATCGGTACAGCAGGCGCAGACTTGTCATACTCGTCACTCAATCCACTTGGTTTGACATTGATTGTCGACAATAATTTTGCGTCAAATACAATGATCGTTGCATACGCACCGGGCTTTGAAGTTTACGAACAGCAAAAAGGCATTGTTTCGGTAGAAGTACCGTCACAACTTGAGCGCACATTTAGTTACTACGGCTACTTTGCAACATTTGTGGCAAAAGCCGCTTTCTTGCAAAAACTAGCGCTGGCCTAGTCGAGTAGCGGCTCAACCGCTATGGCAACTTATAAAACACAAACTAAGCAATTACTAAACAACTACGCCTGCATAAGCACGCTTGAAGCAAGCGAAATTGCGTTAGGCGAGTCGGTAACTGTCTCAGGATTAGCAGCACCATTCTCAGGCACATTTACGGTGCTTGCATTGCCACAATATTTGTTTACAGGTATTGACTCAACAACTGGCGAACTGCTTTATGACAAAAATGTGCCAGTGCCTAATCAGGTGTTGTATGCCTGCACAGGCACGAGTGTCGAGTTTGTTATTGATTATTCTGGCACTGTCACCTATACGCAAACATGTACTTGGATTACTGCAGCACAAATCTTGACATGGCTAGGTATCGCTACAGCAACCGCTGACGACACGACATTTGTTACACAATGCGCAAGCGCTGCAAACAATTTTATTTATCGCAGACGACAAGAATGTGGTTATCACGACAGTCTTACTACTTCGCCCGGTGGCGATGTCACGCTAGGAACGATCATGTATGGTGGCGCTTTGTACCGCCAGCGCGGTGGCATATCTGATTTTGCATCATTTGATGGCATGTCTCAAGGCTCGACTAATGGACTGTCGCCACTGGTTAAACAGTTAATCGGTGTTGACAGACCACAGGTTGCCTAATGGCAGCACAAACATACAGCGATCTGTTCAACACATCTATTAACACGCTTGCCACAACACTTAACGCAGTCTCGGGCTTGGTGTGCGTCACTGATCCACGCAATGTACAGCCACCGTGTATTTTGCTTGATGCAATGTCATTCACGGCTTACAACAGCAACATAGTTGACATGTCAATACCAGTCACAGTTATCAGTCTCGGGCCGAGCAACGCTGACGCATACCGCAATGCACTAAACATTGCAGCCAAAGTCTTGGCCGCTAAAGTTGCGGTCACTGACGGCAGACCAACCACGCTTACAATCGGCGGTGTTGACTACCCTGCACTATCGTTAAACATACAAATGAAAGCGAGCACAACCTAATGGATTACGAAGTTACCAGTCACAGACTTAGCGGTTACAAATTTGGCGACATTATTCGAGAGGCTGACTTAGGCAACCTAAATACTGACCTAGAGTTCTTAATTGACTCTGGGCATCTATCCCCACTAAAAGTCAAGAAATCTGCTAAAAATATAAACACAGAGCAAAAGGATTAACCCACATGGCTACCAGCGTCTACCTATCAAACCCTAAAGTAACGATTAACTCAATTGACCTGCAAGATCAGTGCACAAGCGCCACAGTCAACTATGTTTTAGAGCAGTTAGAGACAACAGCATTTGGCGACACGGCACGCAAGTACGGTGCGTCAGCGGTGACATCATTGCAAAACAACAGCATTGAAGTTGAGTTGTATCAGTCGTATGCAGCGTCAGAAACTGAGGCAACAATCTACGGTCTTGTCGGTATCCAAACAACTTTAATTGTCGCACCAGCGTCAGGCGGTGCATCAGCCACAAACCCGACCTACACACTGACTGGCGCATATTTGTCGGCACATACGCCAATTAACGCATCGCTTGGCGAACTCTCTACAATCACACTCACATTCACTGGTGGCGTGCTTACTAAAGCAGTCATCTAATGGCGCGGCTTAAGCCGCTGAGAACTAACAACGCAAGACCAACCGGGAAGGTACACGCATGAAAATAAAAATTAAAGTTGACATGAATGACGGCGAGCCAGCATTCGAGTTAACAACAAACCTATTTGTAGTCTGCGAATGGGAACGCATAGAAGATCGCAAAGTTGCTGACAATAAAGGCATCGGCTACAGCGACCTATGTTGCTGGGCATATCTAATATTAAAAATGCGAGGCGACACACT